CCGCGTCGAGCATCTCACGCCACGCCGCCGTGATGGCGTTGGTGGTGTTGCCGAGGATGTGGAGCAGGCCAATGTCGTAGAAGCCCAAACCGGGAACAAACGTGTACTTGATGAAGTTCGTGCGCGCCTCGGGAAGCTCGGCCTCGTCCTCGTCGTAGTTGCGGACAATGGACAGGACTTCGCGGGAAGACAGGTCGATGGTCACGCGGTAGGGGATCTCAAGGCCGGATTCCTTGCCCTTGTACTTGTGCTCGAAGCCGGGGATGTCCAATTCGCAGTAGCACTCATAGATCTCGCGGTCGCGGTCTTCGGGTCGGAACGAGCCAGCCGAGATGCCCTGCTGCGCCCGCTCCTCGCGTTGCGCCGCGTCTAGATCTGGGTCTTTTGCCATTGGCAAGTCGATGTCGCGGTAGACGCCGAGGATCTGGAGGCGCCTGACTGTGGACGAGCGCATCATGGATCGGTGCGTGATCCGCTTGGCGTTGTTCAGGTCGGTCGCCGCGTTGTTCACGATCAGGTCGTCGGCATCGACGGACTCGGACACTGGGCGGCCACGGAGCGGGCAGAAGTAGACTTTCTTGAAGCTCGTGCCGCCGAAGCCCAGCATCAACAGCATGCGGTCGGTGTCGGGGTAGTACTCGGACGCCGTCGCCGTCAGGTAGTGGTTCAGGTCACGCTCAAGCGCGTTGGCAAGCGTGTCCTCCTCCAACGTGGCGTTATTGTTGTCGTCGCGGATCTTCACCGGCCCGTCGGTTGGCAGCAGCTCGCTGCGGGCGTTGGCCTGAAAGCGCAGGACCGCCTCAAGCAGAAGCGGGTGGCGGACGCGGCTCATGCCCTCGACGGGTGCGCCGTCCGCGCCGCCCGCGATGCCGGGGATTTCCAGCTTCAGGCCGAGCAGCTTGATGCCCTGAGCCCGGCCCTCGATCCAGTCGCGGCGGCTCTCGATGTCGTCCTCAATGCCGCGCAGCAGTTCGTCGGCAATGGAGCCGAGCGCGCCTTGGTCGATGTCCTCGACGAGGTTATCGAACCAGTCGCCCTTGTCCTTGCGGGGCTGATCCACGAGGGACTTGCCATCCATGCTGATCGAGATCGAGCCGTCCTCGTGCTCAATGCGCAGGATTGGATCGTTGTCGTTCATCTCGGGGGCGTCGGCGTTGTCCGCCTCGATCACCACGTCGGGCGCCATTGGAATGGCCGCCTCGGGCAGGCCGGGCAGGCGGATGTTCTGGGGGACGAGGCCGGGCAGCGGCATGATCACGATCCTTCGACTGGCAACGCTTCCATCTCGGCGACGAAGCGGGCGATGCCTTGCTGTGCCGCGATTGTATCAGATTGGGCCATGATCTCATAGTGACGCACGAAGTCGTAGGGCTCTTGGCCCCAAACCTCGACCCGGAAGTTCCCGATCCGCTTTGGCGTGTTGGGCGTGATGACGTCTACGATGGCGCTGGCTTGGATCATGGCGGGGCCTCAGATAGGGTAAAGGGGTGCTGGAGCGGAACCAAAGTGGCGGCGCCCGGCGTCAATCTCAGCCATACGCTCCGGCGCGCGGACGAGCAAGCCGGTCTCGCGCAGGTGGCGCAGGGCCATTGAGACGGTGTCCACAAGGTCGTCGTTCTTGCCCTTGGGGAAAACTTCGCACTGTCGGATGACGAGGTCGGCCCACTGCCGATCGGGGGCGTAGATCATGCCCTCGGAGAACAAATGCTGAATGGAATAGACCCGCGCCAGCTTGTCGAGGCTGCCCGGATTGATGATCTGGACGGCCCAGTCCTCGGCCCCGTAGAGGCGCCGAAGCTCTTGGGCGACGGACAGGCCACTGGCCTTGCCCTCGACGAGGAGCTTATCCACCTTCATCTTGCGGCAGGTGCTGGCGACTTTGGCGACCAGCTCGGACAGCTCTAGGCGCTCCTGCCACGCGGCCATCAACATGACGCGCGGGACGCTCTCGGGGCTGTGGTCGAGCATGTCGCGGATGCGAATGCCCTCGTCGAAGCGGGCGGCTTCCTCGGCGTTGTTCCGCATCTTGCCACGGGCGTTGACAAAGTTGTCGGCGCGGCTGGCTGCAATGTCGCCCGAGAAGACGCCCCAGACGGTGCATGCCGAGTAATCATTGGCGGTGGATTTCGTATATGCCGTATCTACGCTGGCGATGATGTAGTCGAGGGGCGGGAAGGCCTCGTCCATCCACGTCTCCCACCATCCAGCCTTGATGACGCCGCCGCCTCGGGGCGTGGGCGTCTGCTGGAACTGCCCGGCGGTGGCGTATGGGCCCATGATCTTCTTGTCGCGCTCGACGGTCTCGCGGGAGAAGCGGGCGGGGAACAGAAGCTCGCCATCCTCTTGGCGCGGGTCCTCGATGCCGAGCAGGGAGGGCCGGGCCCGCGTCGGGTCGTACTCCATGGGCAGCATCAGGTGATCCCAGCCGGTGAGGCCCCTGTCGAGGATGATGCCCGAGGTGTCGCCCTCGGACAGGCGCTGCATGACGAGGACGATGGCGCTGGTTGCGGGGTTGTTGAGGCGGGTGGGCACAGCCTCAAGGAACCAAGTCGCCGTGCTGGCGAGGATCGCCTCGGAGTTGCCGCCGTCCACGCTCAAAGGGTCGTCGATAATCACGCGATCCCCGCGCGAGCCGGTTATCGACCCGGCGGCTGCGGCCTGCCTGAAGCCTGTCGCGGTATTTTCGAACTTGGTCTTCTGGTTCTGATCAGACGTGATCTGGACCCTGTCGCCCCACCGCTTCTGATACCAGTCTGACGTGATCAGGCGCCGCATGCGCAGGCCGTCGCGGATGGCGAGGTCGAGGCTGTGGCTGGCGCAGACGTAGCGCAGGTGGGGCATGTTGCGCGGCCCCCACTCCCACGCCTGCCAGAACATCATGAGCATGCTCTTCATGGTGCCGGGCGGCACGTTGATCAGCAGGCGGTTGTAGGGCGAGCCATCATCGAGGACGACGCCGTCAGTTATCGCCTCTAAATGGGCACAAAGGTAATCGACATGCCAACCATGAACATAGCTTTGGCCGGGTTCCACGATGGGCCACGCCTGTTTGACGAACGCGGCAAGGCTCTCCTCGGCATCGACGAGGTCAAGCTCGTAGAGCGTCTGGTCAATGTCGATCTTCTGATCGCCATATGTAATGTAGCGGGCCATCAGCAGCTCAAGCCTTCCCGGTCGCACAGGTACGGCTCGCCGTCCTCGCCGACCACCTCGAACAGGGTCATGATCTCAAGGTGGTCTTCCTGCGAGGAATAGATCAGCGCCCCGTCTGGCGCCTCGTAGCAATAGCCTTCGTCGTGGCTGTCCATCTCGGGGCGGCGCAGCCAGCCGTAGGTCCAGTGGGGGCCGCAGGATTGGTAGGGCTTCAAAGCTTCCTCCCCATCGTGACGTTAGCCTGAGCCCGGATGTCTTGGTTGCGCCACGACCAGCACTCGCCGTTGGCCTGAAAGACCACCCAGACGAGATCGGCCTCGGCGCCATAATCAATGATGACGTGCGCGAGGCCCGGCCCCTTGGGCGTCGTGACCGGCAGCGGCGGGTTGAGCTGGAGCATGGCCATTACTCCTTTACAGCTTCTATGCGGGCTTTCGCAATTTCAAAATATGCGGCGTCCCGCTCAATGCCGATGAAGCCGAAGCCCTCGCGCTTGGCCGCTTTGCCGGTTGATCCAGAGCCCATGAAGGGGTCAAGCACTGTTCCGCCCGGCTGCGTCACAAGGCGGCAGAGGTAGCGCATGAGGTCGGTGGGTTTGACTGTTGGGTGATTGTTGGCCTCGCCACGATCTTTCTTGGCTGTCTTGGCGCAGTAAAAGAAGCGGGCGGCGGAGCCGGTATCGCGATAATCGTGAGTTACTTTGCCATCACCTTGACCATAGCTAGTTGCTGTATGATTGGTGCCGCGCTTAGGATTGTTTGGGTTGCCATTGGCTCTTGCGCTATTGGATTCAGGAAACAAATCCAGCACCATCTGCGAGCCGTCATGGATCAGGTTGGCGGGCCAGCGGCCAAGGGGCGATGATTTAACCGTTCCGCGCGGAAGGCTTACGGTATCGCCGCTTTGTTGCTTTGATGTTGTCCATGCGCCATTTCCACCAAGGCGAGGGTCATCTATATTTGGGTCAGTCTCAACCCTGCAACCATCCACATTGATCGCCCCTGTTCCGTGCGTAAGCACGTTCTCGGCCACCGTCCCGATCAGCGGCTTGCGGGCAACAGTGATAGGCTCCAAGGCGGGCTTGAGGGCGGTGCCCCATCCATCCCATTGCTGGGCGGCTTCGGTGGCGGGGGCTGTCTCCATGTACTCTCCACCCTTAAAATCCCCAGCCATGCTTTTTCTGACGCTGCCGCTTTTACCGGCTACACCCACCACTTCCCGTTCCGCACCCGCCGCCTTATCAATCGCCTTGCTCACATCCAGCGATTTTGGAAATCCCGAACCATAGACCCAAGCGATCATGTCGCGGATTTCAAAGCCAGCGTCTTCGATGCGCACAGCCATGCGGTGCTGGGTACGAGTTCCGGCAAATGCCAGCAGATGCCCGCCCGGCTTCAGGACGCGCAGGCATTCAGCCCATATCTCGACGGACGGAACATCGTAATCCCACTTCTTGCCCATGAAGGACAGACCATAGGGCGGGTCAGTCACAATGCTGTCCACGCTGCAATCAGGCAAGGTGCGAAGAACTTCCAAACAGTCGCCGTGATAGAGCATCACCGCTCACCCGGCTCATGCTCAATGACCTTCCCGGCGCTCATCAGCGCCAAGCGCAGGGCGTCACGACTGTCCGCGTCAAGTTGACGCACATCAACGGCGCTGTTCGTGACGATGGTGATCGACGGGCCTTCCTCGCGCTTTTCCGCGTAATCCTCGCGGAAACGGCTGGTGACGCAGTGCTTCCACAAAGCAGCGTTGAAGTTGCGGTCGATGAGCCCGGACTGCGCTTTATCTTCCCACCAGTCCTGAGAATAGGTGAGTGCTCGCGTCATAGCGGTGCTAAAGTCTTCTTTCTCGTCCTTCCAACGCAACACAGTCGCCTTATCAACATCGAGCTTCGCGGCGATCTGCGTGATGGATTTCCCCTGCTTCCCAAGCTCAATGACTTGCTCGCAGAACTCCTGCTTGTAAAGAGTTGGGCGCCCCATCTTCGCGGGGACGCGATTTAACGCCTTCTTAACAGCCATGTTCAAGCCCCTCACATTCTCACTAAAGATAATCCCTCTGAGGCAAAAGGACAAATGCCCGGCAAAGACTCCCCTGAAATTATTTTCAAAAAGATGTCGATTAGGGCTAGACAGGCGAAATCCTTTCGCGTACAACTCTAATCACGGTCAGCGACCGAGACATTAACCAGATGGAGATCGACATGAACTTCCGCTTTTACGCCCTCGGCGAAACCACCCCCTCCCTCACCTTCACCGCCACTGGCGAGGGCCTCTGGGACACCTTGTGCGAGTCCATCGTGGACCACATCCTCGGCGCCGACCCCTACTCCGAGACTGCCGCCCGCGACCTGATTGAGGTCGTGGCCATGCAGACCCCTGATGAGTCCGAGTACACCGAGGCGGTGTTTGTTCAAGGCAAGCTGGTCGGCTCGATGGACACGCCCTTCTGGGCAGACCACAGCGAATACGTCAAAATCTGATCCTAAAGGGGGCTTCGGCCCCCGCCCACCTTATGGAGATCGACATGACCACCAACTACAAAATCATCGTGAGCTTCAACGTCCACTCCCCCCACAAAAGCTGGAATTGGTGCGCCGTCACCGACGACTATGACGGCCAAGAGGACGATCCGATTGGCTACGGCGCCACTCCCCGCGAGGCGGTAGACATTCTCATGGAGCAACTGGAAGACCGGAACACGAAATATGACGAATGGAAAGACGCATAAAAAGCGAAATAATTAC